TGATGAGACGAACCGAATATGATGACAAGTTCACCGACATCGCAAACCGCAAACGGCAGCGGCGGTGGGACCATACCTATCTTGAGCTGGCTATGTTCTGGGCTCAACTAAAGAGCAAAGACCCGTCGACCCAGGTCGGTGCCGTCCTGGTATCGAATGACGGACATCGGGAGTATCTCGGCTACAACGGCTTTCCGCGTGGCGTCGACGATACGCCCGAGCGGTATGCCGACCGGACGATCAAGTATCAGCTTGTCGTGCATGCGGAGATGAACGCCATCCTCAAGGCCGGCCTGGATGCAAAAGGCGGGACCCTTTACACGTGGCCGTTGTTCACATGCGGCGAATGTGCGAAGGCGGTCATTCAATCGGGTATCATCCGCGTGGTTGCACCGGCACTGCCGAACGAACGCTGGAAGGCGTCTCACGATGTCGCGATGTTGATGTATGGAGAGGCCGCTGTGGAGGTTGAGTTCTATGAGTGAAAGCGGACATCCAAGCGGACATCGCGCGCCCTGTTTCCTCGAAGCCGTCGCACGAATGCGGCACTTTTCACGGTCATTGAAGTGGACTTCGTATGAGTGAACGCGGCCAACGTGCAACGGTCATCAAGGCCCTCAAGCCTATCGGTGGCTTCGCAGTCGAGAACTCGGTCGGCCCAGGGACGCCAGACGTCAGCTACATCGGCGGATGGATCGAGCTCAAGTGGTTGCGCGACTGGCCGAAGCGGTCGGACACGCCCGTCCGGTTCCCGCACTACACGGTCAAACAGCGCATGTGGGGCCAACGCTACTGGGACAAGGGAGGTTGTTCGTGGCTCCTGCTACAACGGCGCCGGGAGTGGCTATTGTTCACGGCCCCGGTGGCCGCTGAATATGTTGGCAATGTGCCACGCGGAGACCTATATGAAGTAGCCTTCCAACATTGGACCGAGGGCTTAAACGCGAAGGAATTACGAAATTGTCTAGGAAATATATCGGCAAACTGGGACGGCTTCTGAACAACGAGGCGCTGTTCATCTATCGGCGACGAGCACGTGAGACACAGGCCCAGGCGGCCGAACGGCTTGGTTGCACCCGTGCGATGTATGGTGAAACGGAGCGCGGTGACAACGCGGTTCCGGTTGACGAGAACATGTCACTGGCTGAACACGAACTCTGCGTTCTATACCGACGACGCGCGAAAGCGTCCCAGTCTGAACTGGCTCAGTATGTGCAATGCAGCCGCTACTGGATTCATTTGATGGAAACAGGCAAGGCAGATTGTACCATTTTGCTATGGTATTGGGAACAATGACGTGTGCGCCATAAAATACGAACACTGATAAATACCAGGAGACGACAATGACTATCAAGACCGACAATAAGGCCGCCCTCAGCTTTCTGGAGGCGTACAATCCGGATGGCCCATGGGTCCTCATGTGCATCAGCACCGACAAGAAGGGTATTGCCTGCAGGACGTTCGCGAAGGATGAAGTCGACACCATGCGGCGCTGGCTTGAGGACTTCAACGGCAAACGCAACATATACTTCCACGTCAACTCTGTGACCAAGACGCTCATGAACAAGGCCAATCGTGAGCAGATCAGGTCTCTCGATTATCTGCATGTGGACATCGATCCACGGGCCGGCGAGGACTTGGCCGAAGAGCAGGCGCGTTGTTTGGGCTTATTGACGACCAACCTGCCCAAGGGTGTCCCGGCTCCGACCTGCGTCATATTCAGCGGCGGCGGTTACCAGGGCTTCTGGAAGCTGGAAAAGCCGGTGCCTATCGAGGGTGATCTCAAGAAGGCCGAGGATGCCAAACTCTACAATCTAAAGCTTGAGGGGCTGTTCGGCGCCGATCAGGTTCACAACATCGACCGGATCATGCGGTTACCGGGAACGATCAACATCCCGGACGCACGCAAGAAGAAGCGTGGCCGGACCGAAGTCCTGGCAACGTTGCATTCATTCGCTGGGCATATCTATCCGATTGACGACTTCGACAAGGCGGCCGAGGTTCAGCAGACCGAGCAGGCGATGACCTTCACAAAGACCGCGCCAGATGTCACCGTCGGCGGTGACGTGAAACGGGTCCTCGATCTCGAAGAGCTTGATGAGTGGAACGTATCGAACCGCGTCCGGATTATCATCGCCCAGGGTGAGACGCCTGATGAACCGAAGGAGAAAGATAACTCTCGTTCGGCGTGGTTGCACGACGTATGCTGCAGTCTATCCCGCCAAGAGGTTCCACCGAACATCATCTATGCAATCATCACCGATCCGGAGTGGGGCATCTCCGAAAGTGTCATTGAACTGAAAGGCAATAGTGCGCACACCTACGCCCTCCGACAGATCAGGCGCGGCATCGAGAACGCAATCGATCCGGCCCTGGAGGAACTGAACAGCAAGTTCTCAGTCATTGAAACCATCGGCGGAAAGTGTCGCGTCATGGAAGAGGTGGTCGATCCAATCTTGGACCGGCCGCGATTGACGCTGCAGTCCTTCCAGGACTTCACGAACAGGTTCGGCAACCGTGACGTGAAGGTTGGCGAGACGGTCGACGGGTTGCCCCGGTTCGCCAAGCTCGGCAAGTGGTGGCTTGGACATAAGGAGCGGAGCCAGTGGCACACGATCACGTTCGCCCCAGGCAAAGACGTGAGCCCGTCATATAATCTCTGGAAGGGTTTCGCCTGCGAAGCCACGGCCGGCGATTGCGGATTGTTCCTGGAACATGCCCGGCACATCCTTTGCCGCGACAGCGAAGAGCACTATGACTATCTCATGGGCTGGCTCGCCCAGATGATCCAATACCCTGCTCGCCCTGGGGAGTGTGCCGTAGTGCTGCAGGGTGGCCGTGGGACGGGCAAATCGTTCTTCGCGGTGCAACTGGGCCGGCTTCTCGGTCGGCACTTCCTGCACATCTCCAACAGCAGCCATTTGACCGGCAACTTCAACGCACACCTTCGCGATCTGGTTTTGCTGTTCGCGGACGAAGCCTTCTATGCCGGGGACAAGAAGCACACGTCCATCTTGAAGACGTTGATCACGGAGACCACGCTGACGATTGAAAAGAAAGGCGTCGACGTCGAGAACAGTTCGAACTGCATCCACTTGATCATGGCATCGAACGAAGAGCACGTCGTGCCGGCCGGTGAACTGGAGCGGAGGTTCTTCGTCCTGGACGTGGGCACCGAACATCAGCAGGACACAGCCTACTTCAAAGCCATCGCCGATCAGATGGATAGCGGCGGCCGGGAAGCGCTTCTCTACCACCTCCAGCATTACGACCTGTCGGACTTCAATGTCCGCAACGTGCCAGGAACGCGGGCGCTGCATCAGCAGCAGATGTTGTCGCTGGCACCGGAGGCCGAGTGGTGGCTGCAGAAGCTTCTCGTTGGGCAGTTATTATGGGGCGTCGCTGGCTGGCCGGCCGATGTTCCAAGTGAGCATTTGGTCGATGACTTTGTCGAACACACGAAGAAGTTCGGCAACGCATCGAACCGAGGCAACCAGACCAAGCTGGGCATGTTCTTTTCCAAACATTGGCCCGGCAGGTCCGGAACGGTCATGCGGGTGAGGACCGTCGAAAGCCGGCACTCAGACGGCTATGTCACCGAAGTTCGGAAGCCGGTCCCATGCTATACCATCTCACCCCTAGACGAATGCCGGCAGGTCTGGGAGAAGATCCACGGCAAGATGGATTGGCCCAGCGTCGTCGAGACCGACCTGCCCCTAGAGGCACCACCAGCGGAGGAAAACCCGTTCAAATGAACAATCAAATACAACTCCAGAAGCGACGCGCCGACTATCTCGACGCGTCGACATTGAAGGCCTTGAGCCGGCCAGCGTACGGCGACAGTTGGCGCAAGGTGATCCTGCTATTGGTTCGCCTGGAATATCCGGACAAGACGATCATGACCATCCTGCATTCGGAATATCTGCGCTGGGCAGCGGAGACCGAGGCGCCTACGTTCTGGGGCTTCAAAGTCTGGATGCGCAAACACCCGAAGTTCTTCACCCCTATCGCCCTGGCAGTATTGGAGGAATTAGAATGGCCGGCAAACTGACAGAAGCCCGCATAGGTTGGGCGCATTGGATGCATGGCACGATTGACCATGAGATTGAGCTTACGGTTCACTTCATCTATACGGAGTGGGATGAGCGGCACCCATATGGCAGCACTTATGCGACGCAGCGTTGCAACGAGTCTGAGGTAACAGATTATGATCTGGATGGGCATGAGACCACATACGACGCATTGAAGTTCCGGTTCGGGAAAGAGTTCATCGACAAAAAGATCGACGAAGCGCTGGGATATTAATGATTTGTTAAGACTTTCATGG